GTCCTGCCCCCTCTAACATAGATTGTTGTTCACCTATGTATCCCATCTTTCTTTCACCAGCTTTTCTTTCGGCTCCAGTCCCCAGCATAGAAGTGGCAGCCCCGATTCCAAGCATAGCCCATCCAATAGGATTTGTAGCTAACATAGCAGCCCCACCAGCAGCCCCGCCTATCGAAGCCCCAGTCCCGAAAGAACCCAGTAAAGAAGTAGCCCCGGACGCAGCCATTGTTGAACCAAATCCCATTAGTATTTTCTCCTTTTATTTTTAGTCATAACACTATCATAATAAGCAGATTTAGATTCTTTATCTTCGTCTGCCCCAGCCCAATGACTTTCTAACCATAAATCTTTATAATTTCCACTACTAAATGCTGTTTTTAAATATTCATCACTTCCTGCTTTCATGTATAAATCTGCAATAAGAAGTTCTTTTTGTTGGTCAGGTGTTAATTTTGACGCATCTCCATGTTTCATAGCTTTGTCAATCCAAGACGGATATTTATCTTTCCCAAGATGTTGTTTTTCTGTATACATTCTTTTTATTCTATTTAAAGCAGTCTCAAATCCTTGACCTTTCCCTGTCTCAAATTGATATATTCCACGGCCAGGGCCTCCTCCTATTTGAGAAATATTTTGATTGCCAGACTCAACAGCACCAATAATATTAGCCATTTGATTAATCGTTTCTGAAGTAGCCCCAGATTTTCCAAATTTATTTAGCATAGCTTGCTCAACAGAAGAAGATTTAACACTTGTATCTAAATCTCCCAACAGAGGGTCTGACACGGCATTAAAAGCCGTATTATCAGTTACCTCATTGGGTAAAAATGTAGGAGATACACCTGATGGTTTATAATCGTCTGGGTTTTGAAGATAAGGAGAATTTGCATTTCTTAAAGCTTCATTCTCCATCCCATAAACATTTGGATTTTGGCTCATAATAGTAGGGGTAGATGTAGATATTTCTTTATAAGCAGTTGCCCCAGCCCTTCCTCCTATTGTATCATAATCATTCGTTGCATCAAACTTCTCCCTTGGCTCACTAATCGTTCCTAAAACATCTTCACTAGGGCCTCTCATTTGCATAGATTCTGTATCTAATATAGTGCCAGTAACATCACTCTCTATTCCTAAATCTTGTCTTTCATTAGCATCTAAAAAACCAAAATCTTCACTTGATATTTCATCTGGTTGCATTTGACTTGGCCCCACTGTAGGTCTGTCTGGTCTTTCTAAAGGCTGAAGTTTTTTTAATTCTTTTGCTTCTTTAGCAATACCAATTATATTAGCAACAGTTCCACCTATCTCATTATATAAAGAAATTTGCTCTTGGGCTTTCCAATCAGCATGTTTTTTACCATATTCCTTAGATTCAATTTTAGATAAAGTAGACTTATATCCACCTAATTTTGTACCGAGAGCTTTGTATTGACCTACACGTGCCATTTTAGACCTTATTATATTTACTAAAGTTAATGTATCTGTTCATATTAATCAATTCTTTATTTCACCGACTTAGGTCTATATACTATAGATATATCATTGATTTCAAAATCAGTCCCAGCTGTACCATCTATTGCTATTCTAAAACTATTACAAGTAATGGAACCTGCTACTGGTTTTAATTCTGCACATACCCAATCATCTATACCAACAGTGCTTGAATGAAGTGGGGTTGCACTATCAGTCGCATTTGTACTTGAACCATCAGCCCCAGTTCTATAAAAATTAGAGGCAGGTATAATTCCATCCTTCCCATACAGAACTGTCACCGCAGAACCGTCTCCTTTATATGATATATATACTTTTTTAACAGACTTCTTTTGACTTGGATTCCCAAAGTCTATATCTTTAGTAATAACCTTAGGCAAAGTTTGTGTTGGAGTATCAGTCCACTTCTTTAAAAGAGAAGTTGCATCTCCATCATGACTTGAATAAATTAAATCCCCAGCCCAATCAATTGCAAAATTTGTTTTAGTAGTAGTTGGAAAGGCCCCAACAGCTTTAGTCCAACTTTTTGTTATCATATCATATATATATGCATCTCCTGCTGGTATACAATCTGGTGAAGCGTCATTAGCTAAATCGCTACCCCAAGCAGCACTAACTGTTGCCGTAGTATTATTTGTAATTGAAGACACTGTTCTCGTTTCTCCAGAAACAACAATGCTATCTCCTATATGAAGCTCTGTAAGAAATTTCGTTCCAGTACCAGGTACAGCTGTGTTCGTGCCTGTTACATTTATTGAACCAGTAAGTGTAAATAATGCTCTACAATCTCTTACAACTATAACTTGTTTTGTTTTTGGACTATATCCAACCAAAGGAAGACCAATAAATGACCCCCATGTTGATTGCTTAATCAAAGGTCTTCCATCTTTCTCTAATAAATCATTTACCCTTCTTCCATCATAATAAAAACATCCATGCACATTAGCCCAAACAATACCATATTCTGTTTTAAATACCGATGCTTGATGAGTTACCCCTCTATAATCTAATTTATCTTCTAAAAATTCTGTATCTTGAGAGGCGTTAATAACATATAAGGTTCTTTCTTTAAATTGCAATATCCTATCATTAAATTCCTCAATAGCAATTATTTCCTCTCCATCATTAATAGCTACGTCAACCTTCTCAGATATAGGAAATATATCAAATTTATTTGGAAGACTTCTAATCATAGTATCTGGCAAAAATTCCACCGTACCATCTTCATTGGCAGTTTTTAAATTTCCTATATAAGCTCTTCTGTTTGCAATACAAGATGTTTTCCAAAGAGATGATATTGATTTTTCCTCATGGCTAATGCCAGTTCTTGATTCGTATGTTAGAGCAAATTGAGGTTCTAATAAATCTTCTTGATAAAATTGAAATATATAACTATTAACACTGTCAAGAGACGCAAACTGGACAGGTCTTTCTTTATCAGAAAAAATAGCAGTCCCGTTCCCTCTTACAAAATCTAATTCTAATTGTGGATACCATTGTTTATCTAAAACTCTTTTCATATAAACAACAGCCCCAGTTATTCTAGGGTTCCAACCTGTACCATATTGACAAAACACTGCTATATCTGGAGGTCTATCGTTATAACTTGTCCAATCAAAAACCTTATCTGTTGTTGCAGATTCATCTACTAATTGTCTAATGAGACTTTCTTGATTACCATCATAGATTAGACTCATTCCTATTTCCCATTTCTCTCCCCATCCGAAAGCATCAGTGACTGAACCACTATGTTGTTTTAATGAAATATGAAAATTATGTGATGAGTTAGATAAACCAGTATGGTCAGAATAGCTCCCAGATGCTTTAATAAATTCCACAGAATTAACTTTTATACGTTCAATGCTATCTGTATCTATGCTGGCTACCGTTAATGTAATGCTCCAATTTTGGTCAACTGTAACATTAGAAGTATATTCAAAACTATGATAATTTATTAATGGCCCTTGACCTATATTATCAGTAATCTCTATTTCGTTACCTCCATCATCTTCTTCAACTTTAATATCATAATCCCATGACCCAGCTATGCTTAATGAATCATCTTTCATTACAGCTTCTATTTCAACAATAACTCTTGTTACCTCATTTACGCTTGCTCCAGTTATATTACCATGCTCAACAGCATCACTAGCACTAGTCGCAGAAGTAAGGCTTAATGCATTTATTTCAGATGCCGCTGCTGTATATGAAGCAGAATGTATAGGTTGAGTTTCGGCAGGTTCATATGTAGAACTGGATGGCTTAGCAATTTTAGAATTTCTTTCATAAAACTTTTTAGGAAGAGAAACGCTTGTAGAAGCTGTAGTCATCATCACTTTATTAGCTGCAGTCCCACTAGAATTATCTCCAATATATCCATACCACTTTGGAGCAGCTGTCGCATCAAAACCAGCATCTGAAACTCTAAGGGCTCCATCTACAAAATACATATCAGCTTTTCCGCTAACTGCATTACTAAATGTAACTCCTACATTATCAGCCCCTCCGTCAGACCATGCCCCTCCATCCGCAGCTAAATCTATAACTGAAGTACTAGAATCTCCACCAGTAGTATCGAGAGTATCAGATAAAGCTAAGTAATCGGTTGGAGCTATAGCTACTTCTCCCACAACATCAGCCCCAGCCATATCATGACTAAATTGAAACAATCCATATCCAGCAGATATGTCTGCGTCAGTAGGAGCTGTATGAGCATCCCCAACTCCTCCCAACATTCTCAATTTACCTAACTCGCTGACTGCCACATTCTCAGCGACAGCCAACTCATTGTTTAGAATATCTCTGGGGTCTGCATTATCATTAATTCCACCATGAAACTCATCTATTTTCCAGATTTGTTTTGGCACGCTAGAAACTTTCTAATAACTCTTTGACCTTTGCCCAGATTTTATCATCTTCTTTTGTCTTAGTTTGCTTAACTGCAATGTCGCCAATCATAAGCAAGATTCCCACCATGCCATGTTTGCGAACTAAACGACTTATTATCTTTTTTAACATCGTCTTTTACCCTATTATTTATCATTCTTTGCTTTGCCAAAGTTAGCTCCGATAAAATTTACAACATCTAAAATGATTTGTACTATTCTATCATCACTTTTATTCGGTGTAAGAGAGGCTAAAACTGCAAACCCACCAACAATGCTTGACACCGATGATAAGATTACAAGATAATTACCTCCTACAAAACTGATTACTTCACTCATATTAACTCCTCGTGTTAAAAATCCAGCCAATGAAACCAGAAAAGAATACGGTAACCACAGCACCAATAGCTTTAATATATGAGGTCTGCTGTTCCAATGTCCTAACTCTTCCGTTTTGTTCCTTTACTAGACTTTTGATTTCATCTACAGTATCTTTAATATAATGAATGTCACTATTTTGCTTGGCACTCATAATGGTCAACTCCTCTAATCTTGTTTGTGTATCTGTTCTCCAATTATCCACTTGACTCTTATTCATTTTCCATTTATCCTGCCCTTTAAGTATGCTAGGCCGTCTGTAACATCATTTAATTCCTTCACTATATCTTCTCTATGTCTTTGAGAGATTTCATCTGAACGATTCCATCTATCCAACATCTTTAATACTATTCCTTCAATATTAGACATCTTAGTCTCACCCTTAGCAATTGACTGTCTAATCCCATCTAAGTCCTCATTCTGTATCTTTTGACTTTTAATCAAATTGATTATCATCATAGCAAACAAAACTACTATTACTCCAATTGCCCCATATTCTGCATATGTCTCAAGATTAATCATTCCATACTTTCTTAGTAATTTTTAATCCAATTGTTATAAGCAATCCGATTATAATCGTAGGCATCAATTTATGACTTGTTTGGCTAAGAATAATAGCAATTAAAATGCTATTTAGAAAAAGAGAACAAACAATTATTTTATCTAAATAATCTTTTACCATTCTAATTCGGAGTATGGGTTTAAACTTGTCACAATATCTAATAATTTATTTTTAGTATCATCTGAATCATAACTTACACTTCTAATGTCTAAGAACGATTTTATATCATTTTTAGTATTTGAACTTGTTGGGTAATCATCCTTTGCAGTACATACTTTATTTATCATCTTATGCTTACCAACTAATTGTCTTCCATGAGTATTGGGATATACTTTCTTACATTCTGTAGTATAAAACTCTTCTGCGACTTTTAAACTATTAGTAGACTTGACAACTTCACTATCAACAGTAACGAAATATACCTTAGAAGATGGATAGTCTACACTTGCCGTTGTCCCATCTTTATAATTTCTTATCCTTGTAGCACCAGGTGTTGTATTCCTATAAATACGAATATTCTCTCCTTGTGAACTTCTTCTAATAATCACTGCTCATTATCTCATTAAATTTTGTGTAGTATTGTAGTTTTGTAGGTTATTCATTAGGCAACTGACCTGACTGCTTCTCAGCCCAAGCCTGTTTGCAATCGTCATCAAACAACGCTTCAGCAATCTTCTTAACCTTTGCATCTTCATTGTCTAATGAACTATTTGGATGTACAACGTGCCGATGATAGCTAACGCCACCAATCTGTTTACCGTCATCCAGTACCTTTGTTGCTTGGCGAACTTGTATTGAGTATTCACCAACAACTTCTATCTTATCTACTTCTATTA